TTTCAACAGAACGTTGCATCTGAATTGGATAATTAAACGCCCTATAAACCCCGGCTTTTCCAACTGGAATTTCACTTCCGGCGAATTGTTCGAGGTTAAGGGAGTAATTAATAGAATCCAAAGGTGCATTGTACTGTCCTGAAAGCCAACGATAAGTGAAATGCTTTCGTTGATACCTTCCCTGACGGTTAACTAGGTCGTTAATACGCCTAGAGACCGTTGACAATCCCGACCATAAGGTCGATATGTCCCGTAATAAGGGTAAGATGTTAAACTCCGCTTGGAGAAAACCATCCGCACCCGTACGGAATATCTCACTCAGTGTAGGTCCGTCAGTCCTTGAAAAAGAACGACGGATTCGCGCTGAGAATCGTTGCGACCGACTTTGAAGCCCAAAGGACTCAAACGCGAGTTTGAGCCCCCGAAGCTTCGCAGGCAGTGTGGCGAAGTGAGATAGAGTCAGAGGCAGAGATTTGAAGTCCTTTAACTCAATAATAGAGTTAACGAGCGACATTTCTGAACGGATACTAGGCCACATTGCTCGAAGAGCAATTTTTGTCAAAGTATCCAATCCTACCGGTCGTGGCACGAAGCCATCTCCGATATCTGTCTGTGTCAGTTCGGGCAGCCCTTGAATGTGCTGACCGAACTTTCCGAACCTAGAACGAAACGCAGGTTGATCTGCGGCTAAGAGCCTATCGGCTCCGCCATAAGTTACCTCGTTATAAGGAGAACTCAGGGATAAGTCATAGACTGACCACCTGAAATGAGGAATTGATGAGACATCGGTCGACTGTCGGACGTACCGCACATAGTGCTGGCACGGCTTCCAGGCCGCTCGATTTACGCTCGCTTGAGCGTATTTGTCCCAAAACTGCTTATCGTCGGAAATCTTTTCATAATAGTCGGAATAATCCGGCGTTTTGAAAGTCATACCAACGACAAGCGGCTGCGGCGGGTTATATGACGGATTTACCGGATTAATTCGGTAAACCGCCACGTTACACGTCACAGACTTCTCAACGTTTTCCCGTTCTTTATAGGTTAACATACATGGAAGAGAGTATTGAGTGATTAATTCAACACGAGGAGAT